TATAGAACACATCAACACAGATTAACTAATGATCTTGTATCTTGGAAAGATAAGATCGGAACTATACAGGAGGATACAACAACATGGCTGTAAAACCCAGTGAAAAGTCTCTATCTAATCTAGAAAAGATTCAATCATCAGAGATGGCTAATGAATATCGATTGAGAGGATTAGAGACAAGAAGAAAAAATAAAGAACAAAGAGAACTTGCAAAGAACACTATCAAGGCTATGAAGTCTTTGGGTGACGATGCACCAAATGCCATAGAAGCACTTAACTACGTTTTGGTCAGAGCAATGGAAGACGATGACTCAGAGCAGATTGTTAAGGTGGCTAGTATATTGGCTGAGTATCAAGCACCAAAACTTTCTAGACAAGATGTCACACAGACAAATATAGATGCAGGTGATTTGACAGATGAAGAATTACAGGCTGAGTTAGATAAACTCGGATCTGTTCACTAAGGAAGGGTGCGTTAGTACCCAACCCACTTATCTACCATTGTCCTCACTTTGTCTGGGCTGCAAAGGGTAGGAAAAGCCCAATTACTATGGAGGAACTATTATGACATATGGTTTAAAAGGTAATCTAAAAAGAATGCGTAAAAAAAATATAGGAAAAAAATTAGGTCCAGATAATAATAAAAAAAGATCTATAATTCCTAAGTTCAAAAAGAAAGATAAAAAGAAATGATTAACTCTCCATGCATAGGTCTTTGTCGGTTAGATGAAAAGGGAGTATGCCTAGGTTGTTTTAGAACGATAAAAGAAATAAGAGAAGCTTATGAAAAAACTAGAGAAAGGAAGTAAGTATGAAGAATACGATGAGGATGGCGATGGTATTGTCTCTGATGAAGAGCTTTCACACGTGAAGCAAATAAAAGAAACAGAAACAGCATTAAGAAAACAACTGGCACAATTACGTATGGCAAGATCAACCTTGATAGCCATGGGTGTTTTTACTGCAGCTATGTTTTTTGTACCGTTAGAAAGGGTGGAGGCACTCTCTGACATCAGCAATCTTTTTTACATAAGTGGAGCTGGTATTGTCGGTGCATACATGGGTACAACTGCTTGGCTAGAAAAGAAGAGGTAATCATGGCAGAAATACCAATTTATAGAGGCTCTGGTTATACATCAAAAGGAGATTGGTGGACTCCTAATTTAAGCCATGCAGAGAATTATAAACACGGTCCACTAGCAGGTAAAATAAGTAAGTCAAAAATTTCTTTAGAAGATTTTAAAAAGGGTGTTGAAAAAGCTAATACAAAACATAAAGCTGTTCAAAGATATTTAGCAAAAAAATATCCTCTTGAATACGACAAACGAAGTAATAGACCAAGTGCAGTAGAACTTCGCAAACAGTTTGATTTAGACTATAAAAATATGCCATTAGACGAATTTAAAAAGAAATACTATGAAGCGATATTGCCTAATCAGCCTTATAAAATAGATTTAAAAAATACTTTAAAAACATTTCCTGGTGTTAAAATTGGAAAAACTATATTAAATAAAGCTTCTAAATTTGCTGGACCACTAGCTATACCATTAACAGTATACGATTACTTTAGTGGAAGTCCTGCTGGAGAAGGTTCTCAATTAGATAATACTATAGATTATAATACTATGGTTTATACAGATGGACCATTAGCTAAGAAAAAGAGGTAATCATGGCAGAAAGAAAAAAAATAGTTCCCTTAAAAAAACCTAAGTACCTTAGCAAAGGCACAATGAAAGGACAAACAGTTAAAGGTGGACACAAGCTATCAGTCAAAGAAGGTGCTGGTATGACTGCTAAAGGTGTAGCCAAGTACAGAAGAGATAATCCTGGAAGTAAACTACAAACAGCAGTTACAGGTAAAGTTAAACCTGGAAGTAAAGATGCAAAGAGAAGAAAATCATTCTGTGCCAGATCTAGAGGATGGACAGGTGAAAGAGGAAAGGCAGCAAGAAGAAGGTGGAAGTGTTAATGGAATGGTGGGAAGCTTGGCTCGTAGTAGCCATAACCATAAATACTTGTATAAACACAATAGTGTTTTTTAGAGGTCGTAAAATATTAAGAGCAGGAGTCTCAAATGAAAACATCAGCAACACGATACATACAAAATGTGACCCAAAGTAGTCCAGTAAAGAATAAAGCTAAAAGAAAAGCAGAATTATCTAAACCTGGAAAGTACGAAAAGAAAGTCATGGAATCCAGTAAACCTATATACACTGGAAGAGGTACGATATGAACGGTTACAAAGAAGCTGTCAGTGATGAACAACTTATAGTTCAGATCGAATCAGGAATTCAAGCCAGTAGCGGAGACTGGTTAAATAGCTCAGATTTATCTCGTGAGAGATTAAAGAGTACATATGAATATGCTGGTATGGCAATGGATCATCTTGCCCCTCAAGGTGTGAGTACGATAGTTGATACCAGTACAACAGAAGTAATTGAAGCATACACAGCAGTGTTATCTGATTTGTTCTTAAATAATCAGAAACTAGCTCGGTTTGTCCCTTATGATGACACTCCTGGAGCTTTTCAGGCTGCAAAGGATGCTAGTAATGTAGTAAACTACTGCATATTTAAAAAGAATAAAGGATGGGAGATACTCCAGACTTGGATTAAGTCTTCTTTACTTTGGAAAAACGCAATTATAAGATGGGATTACATTGAAGATTACGATTACGTCATTGAAGAGTTTGATGAAATTGATGAAGCTAAGTTAGATGAAATCCTTGCAGATGAAAATATCGAAATCGTCAATGAGCTTACGCTCAATCCCACTTCGGAAACGATCTCTTATATAGACGTTAGACTAAGGAAAAAGATAGATAAAAGTAGAATCAAGCTAGAGTGTATTCCACCTGAATCATTTAGAATATCTAATGAAGCTAGAGAAATAGAGGATGCTAACTACGTAGGTATACAGTCTGAAATGACAAGATCAGAAGTAAGACAGTATTACCCTGAGTGGGGAGATAGTATAACAGAGGAAGAATGGGCTGAATTAGATACAGGTGACGATTGGCTGGGTAGTGGAAACTACAGCGAAGACGTTGCTGCAAGAAAAGAAATAACAGGACAACGTTATTGGCAAGGATATGAAGGTAAATCAGGCTATCCATTAGAAGCTAATCAATTAGTCACATTGACAGAGTCATGGATTAGAGTTGATAGAGATGGTGATGGTATAGCAGAACTCAAACACCTTATCACTGTAGGTGGTCATATACTATTTGAAGAGGATTGTGAGAGAATCCCATTGGCAAGTATTGTACCTATAGATATACCACATGAGTTCTTTGGTTTATCAATGGCAGACTTCACTAGAAGTAGTACTCTGGCTAGTACTGCTATATTGAGAGGTTTTGTCGAAAATACATATCTCACTAACTATAGTCCAAAACTAGCTGATCCCAATGTGGTAGACTTTAGTGCATTGCAGAATATGAAGCCAAAGCAGATTATCCCAACTAACGGTAATCCAGCGGCTGCAGTGTCTTCTTTACCACCAGAAGCTATTTCAACAGGTACTGTTCCATTGCTTGAACATCTACAAATGATTAAAGAGCAAGCAACTGGAATGTCAAAGGCTGCACAGGGTTTAAACGATACTCTCTACGTTTCTGGAAACTCTGAACAGAAGCTTTCAGCTGTACAATCAGCTGCTCAAAAGAGAATCCAGCATATTGGGCGTAGATTTGCTGAAACTGGATTTAAGCATTTAATCACAGGTATTTATGAAACCATGGTTAAAAACATGAAGGCTAAACAAAGTATTTATGCCGATGGTGTTTATAGTATGGTTGACATATCTAAATTACCTAAGACAATGGATGTTGAAATCTTTTTAGATATTGGTGAAAACAGCAATAGTACAAAGATACAAAAGCTAGGAAAAGTAGGTTCAGAAATATTACCTGCACTTAATAATCAAGGTATGGGTTTAGTTATTAAACCAGAAGCCGCAGCAGTTCTTGCAACTCAGTTAATAGAGTCAATGCAACTAAACAGTAATGATTATCTCGAAGATTACACTACTGAAGAGTTCAAGCAAAGAGCTGCAGAAGAAATGCAAAAGAATTCTGAAACTCAAAACATAGCTGAACAATTAAAGAATCGTAAAGCACAAGCTGATGCAGCACTTGCAGAAGCTAACGTTGCATATACAGATGCACAAAGTAAAAATACGATGGATGATAATGCTAAACAATTAGCAGTATCGATTGATAAACACTTTCAAGAGTGGGCAGATTTAACCATCAAAGCTACTAAAGAAGGAACTCAATTACCTCCTCATCCTGATTACGCTAGTGTGATTATGATGGCAAGAGAACTATTGAACCCTAAACCTATGATGGATCAACAAGAGCCAATGATGGAAGAACAACCACAGGAGATAATATAAAATGGCAACAGTAACAATTAATGCAACAGGTACAGGTGGCACACAATCAGGTACAATAACAACAGCTGCAGGTGCAGGTGCTGGTATTATATTAGTCGCTAATGATAGTGATTCTGCTATTGTATTTGACGTTGCAACAGCTGGTACAGTTGTACAATCAGGTGTACAATTACAAGCTAAAGAATTTAAAAAAATAACAGGACTGAATAATGGTGCACAAACATTAGTGAACCTAAAAACCACACATGGTACAGTCGCACAAAAGAATGAAGTGGTTTATAACTACTTAATAGCTTAACACATAACCTATGCTCAATGCCTAATGGATTGAGTATTAACTATCTTGCTTAATAAAGGAGAAACACAATGAATATGTTTTTAAATAATAGCCCAATACCTTATACAATAGGATTCGAAAGACTCTTTGATCAATTAGATGAGTTCATTCATCACAGTAAAAAGTTACCTTCATATCCACCTTATAACATAAAGAAGAATGGAGAGAACTTTACTATTGAGATGGCACTTGCTGGTTTTTCTAAAGATGATATTGAAGTAACTGTCACTGAAGATATCTTGACAATCTCTTCTAATAAAGAAACTCCTAAAAAGGATGAGCTATACAAAGGTATATCTGATAGGAAATTCACTCGTAATTTTTCTATAGCAGATGATATAATCGTTAAATCCGCTGAATTAAAAAATGGATTATTGACTATTGAATTAGAGAGAGAAATTCCTGAAGAGAAGAAACCAAGGAAAATAAAGATTGGATAAATACAGACAGACAGCCGAGAAGAGGCTGGGAAATAAAAAGTCGTATGGTCATCATAAAGTCCACCCTGATGAATTAGCTAGACAAGCTCATGTCAAAGGACATTTTGCCTCTAAAGAAAGGGAGGACTTCTTTGATGAAGTATACGGTGAGGTTTTAGTCGATTACTTTTTAGAATGGTTAAAGACTGAATCACATGAAACTAAGACTCGTGAGTTCCTCTATAGTTCTGCTATGGCACTAGGTAGTGTCAAGGAGAAAATGATAAACTTCGAGATGTATGGTAAGAATATACCACACCTACAGGAGGACAATAATGTATGAAATAAATTATAATCAATTAATCCAAAACTATGATCAAATGATAAATACTCTTGAGTATGATTCAATGCGTAGTGGTGGTAAAGCAAAATTAAATGCTGAGACACTATTTCACTTGTATACTATGAAAGAGAAGTATCAGGCAAAGATCACACCTGCTAAAAAGGAGGTAAAGAAGAATGGATAAAAATACCGAAGCAACATTAGACTCTACCCAGTTGGATGACTCTATAGCAACGGATAGTCGAACAGAAGAACAAATGCTGGCTGACATTATAGCGAACTCCGAGTTCACTGAATCTCTACCCAATGAGCAAGACGTTCCTGAGTTAGACACGGAAGAACCTGTTGAAGAAGACCCAGAAACAGAGGAAGCCGAAACTGAAGAAGTTGAAGAAGAAGTTGAGACAGAAGAAGAAGAAGCTACAGATGAGGATGATGAGTCTACCCAAGAAGCTGAAGTGTACACTCCTGATGACTTAGACTTAGATGCTAAAGTCGCCATTAAAATAGATGGTGAAGAGACTGAAGTATCTTTTAGTGACCTTATTAAAGGTTATTCTACTGAACAACATCTTTCTAATGAGGGTCGAAAACTTGGCGAAGCAAGAAAACAACTTGATGAAGAATATGAAAAAAAGTTTAAAGAAATAAATGAACTTGGACAAGCTTCTTCAGCAGTGTTGTATCGAGAAGAACAAGCCTTGGCAAAAGAATATCACGATATAGAAGCTCAGATAGATCAAGCTAGAAAAGATGGTGATACGTATGAAGTTAATGAACTTAAAGATAAGCGAGAACAAGCACAAAAGAACTATTGGAATGCTAGAAATAGTAGAGAACAATTAGTTAAGCAAGTTCAAGCACAAGTTGAAGAACAGAATACTAAACAATGGAATGCACAATTAGAACACTTTAATAAAACTATTCCAGAAATGATACCTGACTTTAATGAAAAGACTGCTACAGCAATAAGAGAGTTTGCTATAGCTGAAGGTATAAAACCAGAAGTTTTAGATACAATAACTGATCCTATTATTGTGAAGTTTGTAGATGACTACAGACGATTAAAACAGGGAATAACTAAAGGCAGTGCCAAAAGAAAAGCAACTGCTATAAAGAAAGCTCCTGTACGTAAAGCCAAAACTAAGTCTCAAAAAGAAGTAGACTATGAGACAAAGATAAGGCAACGAGCTTTTGCTGAAGATTCTTCTAACG